AGCAGAAATTGTTTTAACTCTGACAACGATATCCTTACTTGGGAACCTAACTTGGTAAATCTGATTACTTCTCATATAAACCGTTTCATCACCTAATTGAATTTGTTTGGTGTCTTCATCAATATACGGTTGAGCAGTTTTAGTATCTGAATACCCTTCACCCACTTTATTAATAACCCTTAAATCGACTAAGTTAACCACACCAGATTGTGAATTAACAATTTGTTTTAACTCACCAACATATAAATGTTCACCTAAGTCTCTACCATCAATCTCCAAATATGAAGACACTTCTGATAAAATCGAAGATATGATTTCTGTTTGATTAACATTCTTATCTAATATCACATCTATCTCAAAACCTAAGTCAATAATCTCAGCAACTTCTGTCTCAATATAATCGTTAATCATTCGATATTCTGATAGATACTCAGCAATGTTTTGTCTTAAAACGTTAGAAACTTTATTTGTTAAACTACCATCAGAATCATAAGACAATAAATTAATTCTTATCTTATTATCTTCTTCAAATACGTTCACCTTTGATGGTGCTCCATATTTTGCCGGCATTGTCTTTATTAATATTCTATAATCATTCAATGTCACGGCTCTTTCTTGAGCGGCGAAATTAAACGCAACCATATTTCTAATTTCTTCTAATGATGGTTTGTCCGCCCCACCAATCGCGGCTGCTACGTTAGTCGCAGTTAAAGAGTTAATAACTCGTGTGTTGATATTAGACGATGGTCCTGTTACCGAAAAATCATAATCACCTAAGTCGTTTAATGAATTAACACCTACGTTAGATGTTATACCACCACCAACACGATATTTTATAAATAAAGTAGTGTTTGGTTTAACTGATTTACCTAATGATAAGTTATTTGTGAAATCTAATAAATCGTAACTTCCTTCTAAGTCAACGAAAGTATCGAATTGGTCTTGAGCCGATGTATTACCACCACCAAAAGTTACAAACGCAAATCCTTCAGGAGTAAACTCAGATATAAATCTTCTATCAACTGTTTTATACTTACCCCTTACAACACCTGGTTGGTCTGAAGGAGATGTCGGGTCTTGAGTAAAAATTCTATCCTGTGATAAACTTTTAACCTCATACCACTTATTTTTAGTTTTTCTAAATTCTGCATCTGACGGTACTGTACTAAATGTTGTTCCTTGTTTTTCTATAACATCCACAATCCCTAACACATCTTCATCCGGTAGGTATAATCTCATAAATGGTTTAACATCTGAAGGTCTAATAACTTTTTTAAACACCTTTGTTACCCCATTAACAACAACCTCTCTTTTTGTTATATTATACGATAATATTGTCCCCGAACCATCAACAATAGGAATTTTAGTCCTGTTTGGATTACCTTTCAAATCATACTGACTTGAGAAGTCAATATCGTAAATCGTTTCAAATATATGTCCCGAACCCGACACCTGAGCTCCTCTTCTTAGGATACCCAAATATCTAGAATCTTCTTTATCCCCCGAAACAGGAACGTTAACTGTAAAGTCAACTAAAGTCACTGAAGGTCTTTTACCCGGTAACTTTAATCCGTAAGTTCTGGCAATATTATATATTGATTGTTTTTGTTGTGCGTAGTCCAACACAGTCTCTTGCATTGTCCTATCAATATGATAATGTAAATTATCACCAATCGCAGCGTTCATATCTAAGAATACCGAGTATAATGACGCATCGTTATAATTTTGTATTAAATCTGGGTAATACTCTTTTGTTAGGTTAACTAATTCAGTTCTTAACCCCAAAAAGTCTCTTTCTACGTATGAAATCTTATCTGCCATGGTTATATGTTAATTAAAATGTAATCTCTTTCTGCGAATTGACCAATACTATTTGTGTAATCAATCCTTAATTTAGCCGTGTACTCTTCAGTACCTTTAGAGGCAATTCTATAAAGTCTTTCATCTAACCCTGTAGTAAACTCACCAGGACTTTCTTCTGTTTCTAAATACGGAGTGACCTTGATACTATTAACCGTTAGTTGTGGTAAGAATTCTTTAACAGACTCATCAACATCTTGTTGTATCTTACTGAAAGTACTCTCATCCATTGGTTCAAATATATGGTCATATAGTTTGGTTCCAAAACTTGGTAAATAATAACGACTTCCTTTTCTTGTTAATAACAAATGAATCAATGCCGCCCTTACTTCTTTACTTGAAGTGTTCGTCATTTTTAAATACTTCCCATTCGTAGAATCCGAAAAAGGAAAATCAATCCCAAAATTATTTATATCCGCCATTTAGTTGCTTTATTACTATAAATATTAAATTAACTATTTTCTCCCATTATTAAAGTCAATAAATAAAAAAGAGGACCTAAGTCCTCTTTTTATCAATCTGTTTTTTTGGTTATGAACCACATGCTTCACAGTCATCAGGATTGTCTAACGAACAAACCATATCATTCAATAACTGTTCATCAGTCATCGGTGTTGGTTGCGTTATCTTTGGTGTCTCAATTTGTGGTGCAACAACCTCTTTTGGTGTTTCCTCCAATTTAGACATATCAATACCCAAACCTTTCAGTGCTTCAGACTTCGGTCTCGTTCTCAAATAGTACATACCTGTCTTTAACCCCTTTTCCCATGCGTGGAAGTGAGCAGCAGTTAGTTTCGCCGCGTTTACGTCTTCCATAAATAAATTCATAGATTGTGATTGGTCGATAAACACACCTCTATCAGCCGCCATATCAATTAATTTCTTTTGTGAAATTTCCCAAACTGTTTTATATCTATCTTTTATTTCTTGCGGTATTTCATCAATATGTAGTACCGAACCATTACCCGCAAACATCTGTAACCTAACCTTATCATTCCATAAACCTAAGTTAACTAAATCTTGGATTAAGTGTTTGTTTACCATTACAAACTCACCTGATAGGGTGTTTCTTTTATATATGTTAGCAGTAAATGGTTCAAAACATTCATTATTACCTAAAATTTGTGCCGTTGAAGCCGTTGGCATTGGTGCCATTAATAATGAGTTTCTAACCCCGTGTTTCACAACCTCATCTCGTAAAGATTTCCAATCCCATTTACCTGACATATCAGAGTCTGTTAACCCCCATAATTCAAATTGGAATTTACCCTCCGATAAAGGAGACCCTTTAAATGTTTCGTAGTGACCTTCTTCAATCGCCTTATCTTTAGATGCCGTAACCGCCGCAAAGTATATTGTTTCGAATATCTCTGAGTTAAGAGTTGAGGCTTTTTCAGAATCAAAAGGATACCCCATCATAGCAAATACATCCGCTAATCCCTGGATACCAATTCCGATTGGTCTATGTCTAAAGTTTGAACGTTTAGTCTCAGGAGTAGGATAATAGTTGATATCAATTACCTGATTTAAGTTAACAGTCGTATTATACGCAACATCATATAACATATCAAAATCAAAAGTTCTTAACCCCTTATTTTGTGAACGTACTTTACCTTCAGGTATTGTTACCATTTTTGGTAACGCAATAGATGCTAAGTTACAAACCGCAGTTTCATCCTTATCGGTATACTCTAAAATTTCAGTACATAAGTTAGATGACTTAATAGTACCTAAATTCTTCTGATTAGATTTAGCGTTTGCAGGGTCTTTATATAACATATAAGGAGTACCTGTTTCAATTTGTGATTCTAAAACTTTCGCCCATAATTCACGAGCCTTAATCGTTTTACCTTTACCCTCTGACTCATACTTTTGGTATAAATCACTGAACGCCTTGTTCTCTCCATCATCATAAGCATCTATCAATCCTGGTACCTCATTAGGTGAAAATAATGTCCAATCTCCATTGGTCTTAACTCTCTCCATGAATAAATCTGAAATCCATAATGCCAAGAACAAATCTCTTGCTCTTAATTCTTCTTTACCATGATTCTTTCTTAAATCTAAAAAGTCGTAGATGTCAGCATGCCATGGTTCCAAGTAAACGGCTATCGACCCTTTTCTTTTACCACCACCTTGGTCTACATATCTAGCAGTTTCATTAAACACCTTTAACATTGGTATAATACCATTCGAAGTTCCATTAGTCCCTTTAATATAAGAACCTTTAGAACGAATCTTATGTATGTTAAGTCCGATACCACCTGCTGATTGTGAAATAGCAGCACAATCTGATAATGTTTTATAAATTCCTTGAATAGAATCATCGTCAATGTCTAATAAGAAACATGATGACAGTTGTGGTCTTTTAGTTCCCGCATTAAACAATGTTGGTGTTGCGTGTGTCATAACTCCTGTTGATAACATATTGTAGGTCGATTCAACCTTTTCAATATTATCCCCCCATATCCCTACGGCCACTCTCATATACAAGTGCTGAGGTGTCTCAGCAATTTTACCATCAATCTTTAATAGGTAAGACTTTTCTAACGTTTTATAACCGAAGTAATCAAAGTTAAAGTCTCTATCATGAACAATCATTTTATCTAATTTATCACCATACTTTTCAATTACTGAATAAGTATCGTCAGAAATCATACCTGCCTGTTCACCTGTTTTTGGTTCAATATAATTATATAATTTACTTGCCACCGACGTGAATTGTTTGTCGATGTTTTTGTACATCGCAGTAATTGCGATACGTGCCGCGAGTATAGAGTAATCAGGATGTATTGTCGCCATAGACGCTGCCGTTTCTGATGCTAAGTTATCTAACTCATCAGTAGTCACTCCATCATATAAACCATTAACTACTTTAATAGCAACTGCATTGTAGTCAACATAATCAGTATTCAGACCGTAAGTCTGTTTTTTAATCCTTAATGAGATTTTATCTAATCTGACAATGTCAGTAGAACCATCTCTTTTTAATACTCTCATTTTACTCATTTCTCTTATTTTTTTTAGAAGTCAATATCCATTCCACCAAATGGGTCAACCTCATCTTCTTTTTTATCTCCAACACCACTCTTAGAATATTCTGACACTCTCTTCTCAAAGAAGTTTGTCTTATTCTGTAATGCGATATTCTGCATGAAATCAAATGGATTTGAAGAGTTAAACTCTTTTGAACACCCTAAGGAATCCAATAATCTGTCTGTAACATACTCTAAGTATTGTTTCATTAAATCTGAATTCATACCAATTAGTGATACCGGTAATGATTCAGTAATAAACTCCTTCTCAATTTCTAAAGCTGAAAGAATAATCTCTTTGATTCTTTCTTGTGGTACTTTATTATTTAAGTGGTTGTTGTGTAGGTGTACTGCAAAGTCACAGTGTAACGCCTCATCTCTTGAGATTAGTTCATTAGAAAAACTCAACCCTGGCATCAACCCTCTTTTCTTTAACCAAAAAATAGATGCGAATGACCCTGAAAAGAAAATCCCTTCAACGGCAGCAAAAGCAACCAATCTCTCAGCAAAAGAATCTGAATCTATCCATTTTAACGCCCACTCAGCCTTTTTCTTAACCGCTGGTACCGTTTCAATTGCGTTGAATAATTTATTCTGTTCTTCCTTATCTTTAATATAAGAATCAATCAACAAAGAATATGTCTCTGAATGAATGTTCTCCATCATAATTTGAAAACCATAAAAGAATTTAGCTTCAGTATACTGTACTTCACTAACAAAATTCTCAGCTAAGTTTTCATTAACTATACCGTCAGACGCCGCGAAGAACGCCAATACGTTTTTAACGAAGTGTTGTTCACCTTCGTTCAGACTCTCCCAATGACCAAAGTCAGCGGATAAATCTATCTCCTCAGCGGTCCAAAAGGAAGCCTCAGATTTTTTGTACCAATCCCAAATGTCATGGTGTTTGATTGGAAAAAGGACAAAACGGTCCTTATTCTCCTGTAAAATAGGTTCTACTTGTTTCATAATAATGTTTTAATTATTTGTTTTGTTTGATTTCCCTAAAGTTTGGTTCCTTCTTTGTAGTGCTTGTAACACACGGTCCCTTCTTTTTTCTTCTTTGTTTTCTTCAAACCCTAAGAATGTATTTGTTTGTTCAGTACTGATTTCTAATAATTTATTATCAAACTTACAATTTTCAAATACAACACCGTCTTGTCCTAAACGACTCTTAGTAATAGCGATTGTCGCTAGTCCTAATTCTTTTTGTTGAAGTGTTTTTGCTACAGAAATAATTACGTGTCCAACTTGTGCCTTTTTAATCGACCCACCCATTTGGTCAGTCGTAACGACCTCAGATGAAATCGAAGAACGGTTACCTTGTGTTGCAGTCCAAGCCGCAACATCAAATTCGTAACACATAGCTTCAAATTGTCTCATAATATTTCCTTCACTTTTCCATTCGTCACCACTGAAATTCTTCTCAGCCGCCACACAATCAATATAATCCATTACAATCAAATCAATTTTAGTGCCCTCTGCGATTATCTTTCTAACCTGACTCTTAATCTGTCCCAATGTAAGAGAATCAGATGGTAACTTTTTTAATATTAACTTACCTTCACTATTGGCTTTAATCTCATTTACTTTTGTCATAACATCATCTCGATTGTCTGACAATTCTTGAGGTGCGATACCTGTCCACATAGTGAAATGTTTTCTTTGTATAATCTTAGGATTATCTTCAAAGAATATTTGAAGAACATTATACCCTAAATTATACGCGGAGTTCGCAATTTTACTAAGTATGGTTGTTTTACCAACACCTGTCGGTGCTAATACCACTCCAAGTTCTCCCTTTGCTAAACCACCATTTAAGAGATTATCTAACCCCTCAATACCCATAGGTATCGGATGTCTATAATCATCATCTAAAACAGTACTTAAGTGGTCGAATACGTCTTGGGTTCCCAAATCTTTTTCACCTACCTGTAATGCTTCACGAATATACGCCTCAGCCCTTTCATAATTTTCAAAGTCTCCTTTGTCCATTATTTCTTTAACTTTAGCCATTGCTTTACCTAACTCTTGTTGTTTACAAAACTTAGTCGCCTTTTCTTGGATAAACAATGGGTCTTTAGATTCGTGCTCTTTGATTTGACGTATCATATCCATGACATTTCTTTGTGCCATTTCTTGTGTTACCTCTAATCTCGCAATTTGCTCGAGTGCATCATATGAAGGTGAAGTTTCATATTTTCTGTGGTACTCTTTCACCATTTGACCAATCAATTTAAAATACTGATTGTCAAAATACTTAGGGTCTATCACGTCAATGATAGTCGTTGCAAATCTCTTATCTTCCACTAAATTATTTAGTAGAGATATTTGAAAGCTATGTCCTAAATATCCAAAATTTTTATCCTTCATATATACTCGTTTAATTAACTACCCTAAAATAAATACTATTAAAGTTTGTATGTTAGATAGTTTGTAGTTGCATTTTTTCCTGACAATGTGTCGGTGAAATTTTTTAAGATTCTTCTTAGTGTAGGTCTGATGTCTACTGTGTACCTAACTTTAGGTGGGTAGATTGAACCTTCAAAGTAACGAGTAATCACATCTCTATCGTCCTTACGTATCGAAATAGTGAAATAATCGTTCTGAGTATTACCTTTTTCTAAGTCACCACCATCTAAAAATAAGTGATAGTTTTCCGCCATATAATCACTAGTTTTGTACTTCAATGTCTCTTTTAATTCATTGACTACATAAGCAACTTCATTGTGAAGTTCTAACGATTTTAACGTTTTAGAATTGAATCCTTTGACATTAAAATATCTTTGACACACAATGTTGTCATTCAATTTTAATAGAAACTCAAATTTTGTTGAGTTATCGTTTTTTTCTTTCATGTCTTCTTCTTTTGTTTGTTTTACTAAATGTTTCTTTCTCTGTTCTCGCCAATTTTAAGAGTGGCGTGAAAAACTCTGTCCAACCATCGTCACGTTTAGGTAAGAACTGAAATAACCCGTCTTCGTGCATCATTTTAATTAAGTTCTGCCATCCCCTACCTGTCGGGTCTAATGGTTCGTTTACTAATTCAAGTATATCATTTTTTGCTTCGTCGGTCAACAAAGGTACGCTTAAATCTACGATTTGTTTGTTAATATTTATAAATTCTTCACCGAACACACCTCTCTTTGTTTTTCCTGTGAGAATGTTATTAACTAATCGATTATTTTTGTCCTCGGTAAATAACTCCTCCGCCCTTGTTAGAACT